ACTTCGCGGATTGCGTATCTGCTGTCCGGGAGAACCGAATTTCCCACTGCATTTACATGGAAGAACTGGAACTTCTGAAAAATGCACTGCATCTGCATTGATTCGAGGGGAGGCAGGGAAAACGGCTCAGTATTTCCAGCGGAGATCCAGCCGGTAGTGTCCGTCCTTCACTGTGATCGGCAGATAGTCAGAGTATGTCTCCTGTGCCTCCTTGGAGTAATAGCGGATGGTAACTGCGGTTGCCCAGGGGGTGTCGTGATATACGGTAGTTCCCTCCAGCAACGAAAGATCCCCCACATTTTTACGGAAATACACCAGATCATCATGAAAATATTCTTCTGTGTCTTCCGCGGTTACAGGGATATCTCTGCCGTTATAAGAAAGCGCGGCGAGGGAGCCATAATCCTCCTGCTGTAAAAGCGCGCAGACCTGTGCGGCAAAATCATCGGTATCCTCCCGGCAGACATATTTGCCGGTTGAAAATGGGAGAATGTGCCGTCTGGCCGGAATGTACTTCAGGCGTTTTGGATCGGAACTTTTATAGAAAATGGTACACCCTAGTTCTCTCGTCAAGGCATTAGGCTTGTCAAATTTAGAAAAAAACAATTCTCAACATTGGGATTGGAATGCAGTACCAATATTGGCTTATTTCGACATCTTTAAAAACTACTATGCGAATAAGCAAGAAAAATCCTTTTATACAATTGCGGGGGCACAATCGTTAATTACCCTAAACATTCCAACATCGGGAGATGGAGTTTATTTCGCGGCGTTCGACGTGTCAGCCTCAGGAGTTACAACTATTAATCAGGTGATAAGTAATCCAACAACAGAACCTATCGTTATACAAGGAGATAAAGTGGGATTTGTTATCAAAAATACCGAAATTTATAACCTTTCAAATATTATATTGTCGGGAACAATAGAATTTACTCCAGTAGGAGAGGGAAGAGTCATAAATGTAAATGGACAATCTATCGCTGAGTTGATAGGTTCAGGAGTATTAGAAGAAATTGACGTAAAGAAAGGATATAATGCAAAAGAACAACGAGCATTCGCGTTCAAAACAATGAATGGAGAAACAGCCACAAAAAGCATAGAAATAGCTCAAAAATTCTTTTTTTTCTCAATAAGCGGAAATTATTTGAAATACGATTTAACCAGCATAGACGATAGTAGAGAAGCAATATTAGCAGCAGGTAGAACTCAATACATATGCGAGGAGCCTTACATAAGAGATATATTCACACCAGTAGTAGATAGCGAAGATGTACATGGAAGGAATATACCAAATTGCGCATATCCTATGGTTGGGCTTGCTCTTAAAACATATCAGAGTGATATCAATACAAACTGGGTAAATACCGAATGGATAGACGGAGAAACAGGTATTAATGCTATCACAGCAGTCGATACAAGCAGCGGTAGCTTTACACTCGACACGCTGAATCTCGCAAAAAAAGTATATACAATGCTTAACCGCATTGCCGTCAGTGATGGAAGCTATAACGCATGGATACAAACGGTATACACAAGCGGAGGTTTAAATCATATAGAAACACCTATATACCTCGGTGGCAGCTCACTTGAAATTGAATTTCAAGAAGTCGTCAATAATAGTGGAACAGAAGAACAACCTCTGGGAACATTAGCAGGTAGGGGCGTTGCAAATAATCATAAAGGCGGGAATATTATATTTAAAGCCGATGAGCCTGGATATTTATTTTGTATCACCTCCATTACTCCACGAGTAGATTACTTCCAAGGAAATGAATGGGACACGTATTTAGAATCGTTAGATGATTTGCACAAACCTCAACTCGACGGAATAGGATTCCAAGATAGATTATATAAACATATAAATGCAAACACCAATAGCTCGGAATTCGATAAAACAGTAGGGAAACAACCGGCATGGATAGAATACATGACAAATATAAACAAAACATATGGTAATTTCGCACTTGTAGAAAACGAAGGGTGGATGTGTTTAAATCGTATATTCGGAGACATAGATACATACACGACTTATATATTTCCTCATCTATACAACAATATCTTTGCAGACACCGAGATAACCGCACAAAATTTCTGGGTACAGATAGCATTTAATATGAAACCCAGACGTGTCATGTCAGCAAAAGTCATTCCTAACATTTAAAAATTAAAATTATGATTAAACCAAAATTTTTTCCAAAACCTCCAAAAACCAATTATGAGTATCAAGAAGGAGAGTCTATCGAAACAAAGGTTAAACGTATCACAGAAAATAACGAACCAATCACAGATGGAGCACCAATTATCTACACAAATAGGGAAGATGGAGTTCTAGCAGCTTACAACATCAGAACAGATAGATGGGAGATAGCACAACAGGCAATGGACGCCGTCAATCAAGCGAACTTGGCCAAGTCAAAAAACTACGGAAAAATAGAACAACAGGAAAAGAATGCCCTCGAATCAAAGGAGATTGGAGATACTCCTTCGCAACAGGATTCGGTGGGGTAAAACCACACACCTAAAAGGCTGGGAGTTAGAGAGTTATCTCTCTACTCCCTCCATTTTTCACAAAATGGTACGCATGTAGCATATATTATCTAGTAATAGGTGTAACCCTTGTAAAATTACAAGGGCGAAAAATTAAACAATTAGAACAATATGGGATTTGGAGAATCATTTATAAAAGGGATAGCTAGTTCAGGAGCTAGCAGTTTGACAGGTCTTATTACAGGAGGTATTAGTCAAGCATTAGGGTTAAGCTGGTCGCCAAGAAAAGCCATGCAAGAACAATGGAAATACAACAAAGACATCATGGCGTTACAAAATCAATACCAGCAAGAAGCAGCTGCAAAATCTCAACAATATGCAAAAGATTATTGGGATTATACCAATACAGAAAATCAAGTCGCACATTTGAAAAATGCAGGCTTAAACATAGGCTTAATGTACGGTCAAAGCGGAGCTGGCGGTATGGGAGCCAGTGGAGGAGCTCACCAGGCAACTCCGGAACAACCACAAGGTAACCCTGTTGCTATGGCTTTGCAAACACAACAAATTGAACAACAAAGAAGAATGAATGACGCACAAATTGCGTTAGCCGAAGCTCAGGCTAGAAAAGCAGACGAAGAAGCTAATAAAATAGGAGGCGTGGATATTGAAGAAGCAAGAAAACGAATCGAAGAAATGGATGCCAAAATCGATAGTCTTATCGCCGACAAAAATCTGAAAGAGGCAGAAACAGAACTCTCAAAAGCAAAAAAGGAAACAGAAAATACAATACAAAGGCTCAACGAGAGTAAAGAAGCGTTGTCAAGAGCTGAAATCAGTCAAGCATTTGCCGTAGCAACTTATTATAGCGAAATGACTCATAAAGTATACTGGGAATATCAAAGAGAAAAGCTCGGATATCAATATGACAAAGAAACGTTACAGGATAGAATTGACTCTGCCTATTATATGAATTGTCAGATAATAGCCTCAATAGCAAAAACTTATAAAGACATAGATGTAGCAGACGCTCAAATCAAACAATTAGAAGCAGCAGCAAAAGAATTAAACAAACTAGCCGATAAACACGATTGGGACAAAGAAACATATCGTAAAGAAGTAGAAGGAATGATTGAAAGATGGGAAGAACAAACATTCAATGAAAGACTTCAAATTGGTTTACAATTCGGAGAGAATATAGCTGAAATGTTCTTTAAACTTAGAACGCGCGGAAAAAAATCGCAAACAAAAAGCGTTTCAACTAAAAGAGGAGGACAAACAGTAACAGAAACTTATACAGAATCATATTAACATGTGTTTATATCCTACATTCATCAAAAATCCCAAATACAAACCTAATAAAAAAAATAATGGGAAGCCTCCTTACTGTCGGGATAGAAGATTATATTACATTCCAACAAAGTGTGGTTGCTGCATTGAATGCCGTAAAGAAAAACAACGAGAATGGAGAGTACGACTAGACGAAGAATTGCGGTCGAACTTTGGATACTTTACAACATTAACGATAGCTCCAGAAAGTATGAAAGAACTAGAAATGGACACCGGTTTAAAATGGCAAGAAAATCCAAACGAGATAGCAACAAGAGCATTAAGATTATTCTTAGAGAGAGTAAGGAAAGAAACAAAGAAGAGCATAAGACACTGGTGCGTTACCGAATTAGGAGAAGAAGGAGACAGAATTCACCTACACGGTATATTCTTCGGGCAAAAAAGTGCAGCACTTATACGAAAACATTGGAAATACGGCTTTGTGTTCATAGGACACACCTGTAACAGCAGAAGCGTGAACTATATGACAAAGTACATGTTAAAGGTAGATATCAAACATAAAACATTCAAACAAATCGTATTGGCCAGTAAAGGAATAGGGAGCGGATACTTCGACAGACTAGACTACTTATGGCAAAAACAAAACTATAAAAATATAGAAGTAGCTGTTTATACTTTCCGAAACGGAACAAAAATGGCAATGCCAAAATATTTTAAGAACAAATTATTCACAGACAGAGAACGAGAAAAAATGTGGATAAATAACCTGAATAGAGGAATATTATGGATATATGGAGAAAAAGTCAAAGCAGATGATTGGAAAACAATAGACAACCTTAGAAAATATTGGCAAGATTACGGAGTAAATATTATGGGCGATGACCCAATAGCATGGAATGCCATGAAAGAGCGTAGAAAAGAAGAGAAGCAACGCAAGGCTATCGCAGAGGCTAAAAAATCAGCTGAAAAATTCAGCACGAAAATTCTAACAGAGTTACCGTCACAGGTCGAATTTTCTATGGAAGTAGAAGATTGGAATAGAAATATCTACAAATACTGGGAGGAAAATAAGAAATTCATATTAGAAAGACATTGTGAATTGCTGGGCATTAACGTGTAAGGGCGGTTTTAACACCTCACCTATTGCGTATTCACGCAAAAGTGGGTTTTTAAAACCGGTGGGGCTGCTGAAAGCCGAGATTAGCGGCACCAGTAGCTCGCTTCGCTCGGGGTGTTTAAGGCGGAAACTTCGTTTCCTTGGTCGCTTCGCTCCTGTTAGTACGCTCTCGACGGCGGAGCCTGTTCGCTGTCAGCCTTGCAGGCTGGCGCGCAATAGTATCAGCGAGTGTTAAAGACGTTAATTACATATGTTAAAAAGGGATATTTACTTGAAAAAAGGGGATTTTCTACCTAACTTTGTGGAACAACAACAAAAAAAACAAGGTATTATGGAAACAAAATTTAAATTACTAACATGGAACATTGATGAAGGACGTATCTTTTCAAGAGAGTTCAAGTACGAAAACGAAGCTGTAGAAGCAGCACAGGCATTAGAAAAAAGAACAGTTCATACTCACGACATCATGGGAATACTTAGGACAAGAAAAACAGGGCACAGGTGGACATTAAATGTCTGGACTACAAAAATACCACATAAAAGAGAATATATTTCTTTTTATTCAAAAAAAGACGCTATATTTGCAATAAGACGCATAAAAGAATATGATGATACCCTTAAAGTTAACTTAATTAAAATTTATTAGAGCATGAAAGAAGAAATCAAACAATTTCTAAAAGAGAACTGGAAAACAGTAGCAGGAATTATAGGAGCAGCCATATTATTGGCTGTATCCTATATATTTGAAGGATGTGGTAGCACCTGGCGAATATCGGGGAATACTGTAAATGTAAACAACAAATGTAAAAATGATTCAATTACACATCACAATGATACCATCGATTACGAAATACGGGAAATTCCGTAAAAAAGAATGGGTAAAATCAGCCAAGATACCCTTCGAAGCATTCAGCGAAGGCGCATATTGCCTTATGTGGGAAGGTTTTGACCACGATAACGGAACTCTCCAAAAAGGCTTCCGAGTCGTCATGAATTGCTGTCTATTTAAAGAAGCAGAACGACTTGAAAACGATTTACGTAAAAGCAAAATCATATTAACAAAAATCGAAGCAATAAAAAACATTTAATTATGGACTTTCAAGAATCATTAAAATGGGCAATCAGCCAAGACGTGGTAAGAATATCTTGCGTTAAAGAGGGAGAAGACGATAAATACATCTTCACGGTAGGACAGTACAGTGTATCTCCGCTTGTATTTGACAGTCAAGAAGAAGCAGAACAGTATCTTAGGGATAATGTCAAACTAACAAATCTAGACTTCGCAATTATCGGAGCAATGTGCCAAAGACTTAACGAACTCAACGATGAATCACTAAAAACTAAAAAACAATGAAAGTAAGTATTGGAAAGAACACCCTCGGTGGTGGAAAGAAAATGATGACGCGGTTAAATAATTATAACCGTAGTACACACGACCTTAGCCATGTCTGCAGAACATCGGCTGCTGTAGGAACTCTAATTCCTACATTCTATCAATTAGTATTACCAGGAGATACATTTCCTATCAATACAAGATGTCATACATTAACTCACCCTACAATTGGGCCATTATTCGGCAGTTTTAAACAGCAAAACGACTTCTTTTTCTGTCCTATCAGGCTGTATAATTCTATGCTACATAATAATGCGTTAAATGTAGGGTTAAACATGAAACAAGTCAAATTTCCTGTATGTCCAATACCTTACGGACAATACACCGATAAAAGCAAAATGAAAGGAAGTAATGACTCTCTACTCAATGAAGTTAATCCGAGCTCACTAGTCGCGTATACAGGAGTAAGAGCCCTATCAACCTTAGAACCTTATGGTAGAACACAAAAAAGTTATAACTGTATTAAACCAATGATGTATTTCGACATCTTTAAAAATTATTATGCAAACAAACAAGAAAAAAATTTTTATGTAATATCTGGAAATACCTATTACACGTACAAACAAATAGCTAGTTCACTTAAAAATGGTGAGATATGTTTAACAATTGCGAACAGTAGCGATTCTCAAAGCTTATGGAAAGTTACTGTCACAGGTGTACCGAATACAAAAGGTAGTACAGGCGAATATCCAAAAACTAACACTAATTACCAGGCATGGGTATTAGTCGTAAATCCATACGAACAAGACAAAAAAATTGGACAAATTGAAGTGCGAATGAACTTTAACACAGGGTGGTTAACCGAAACAGGAGGCAATGTAGGAGGCCTAAAAAATATTAACATTTATGGGACAATAAACAACCTTGTAGAAAATAAAATTCTAACAAATATTACAGGAAAAATTGAAAATCCTATTGACGGAATAGAATATTACAAAATAAATGTAACTACATTCCTACCAACAGAACAAACCTTTAAAACATATTTTTATGTAAACGAACCAACTATGGCAGTAAGCGTAGAAGCAAGATATAACAGCTATGCTTTAGATACAATTGACGATATGAGAGATAATATACTCACAGCAGGAAAGAATCAATATATATCACAAGAATCGTTCATAACTGATATCTTCAAACCTATACAAACAGAAAATGGTCTAGCACCAAGTTGTTCACAACCATTGGTAGGTCTTGCCCTTAAAACTTATCAAAGCGATATAAACACAAACTGGGTAAATACCGAATGGATAGATGGAGAAACAGGTATTAATGCTATCACAGCTATTGACACAAGCGGTGGTAGCTTTACACTCGATACTCTGAATCTCGCAAAAAAAGTATATACCATGCTTAACCGTATTGCCGTCAGTGATGGAAGTTACAACGCTTGGATACAAACAGTATATACTAGCGGAGGTTTAAATCACATCGAAACACCTTTATACCTCGGAGGTAGCTCCCTCGAAATCGAATTTCAAGAAGTTGTAAACAACAGCGGAAGCGAAGAACAGCCATTAGGAACATTAGCCGGTAGAGGTATTGCAAGTAATCACAAGGGAGGAAATATTATATTCAAAGCAGACGAGCCTGGATACATATTTTGTATTACCTCTCTCACACCAAGAGTGGATTATTTTCAAGGTAACGAATGGGATAATTATTTATCAACACTAGACGATCTACATAAACCACAACTTGACGGTATAGGCTTTCAAGACAGATTGTACCGAAGCGTAAATGCAAATACAGTATACGCAATGGCAGGTAAGTCAATCGGAAAACAACCTGCATGGATAGAATACATGACAAATGTTAATAAAACATATGGAAACTTCGCACTCGTTGAAAACGAAGGGTGGATGTGTTTAAATAGAATATTCGGCGACATAAGTACCTACACAACTTATATATTTCCACACCTCTACAACAATATCTTTGCCGACACGGACATAACCGCACAGAATTTCTGGATACAAATTGCATTTAACACCAAACCAAGACGAGTAATGTCAGCAAAAGTAATTCCTAACATTTAAAATTTATAGTTATGATTAAACCGAAATTATTTTCAAGACCACCAATAACAAATTATGAATTCCAGGATGGAGAAAGCATTGAGACAAAAGTTCAACGAATCACTGAAAACAACGAGCCTATCACTGACGGAGCTCCGATTATCTATACAAATAGAGAAGATGGAGTTCTGGCAGCTTACAACATCAGAACAGATAGGTGGGAAATTGCACAGCAAGCAATGGAAGCAGTTAATCAAGCTAATTTAGCTAAATCAAAAAATTACGGAAAAATAGAACAACAGGAAAAGAATGCCCTCGAATCAAAGGAGATTGGTGATACTCCTTCGCAACAGGATTCGGTGGGATAGAACCACACATCTAAAAGGCTGGGAGTCAGAGAGTTATCTCTCTACTCCCTCCATTTTTCACAAAATGGTACGCATGTAGCAT